TTGGTTGAGATGCAACGTGCAAACTATGAATTAAATCAGCTTGTCTTTGAAAATGTGCAAGATTTAAGTATGCAATGTCTTGTAAAGGTGGTTTGCTGACTAAATTATCGGTTTTTCCAGAATAAATAGTTACTAAAGGTATTTCACCGAGGGAAAAACTACCAGATTCAACTTGTTGATAGTCTTTGTCAGATGATCCAGGTTCAAAACTACCAGCAGAACTTCTATCTGAAACATCATACATTTCCTCTATCTGTTCTTTTTTGCGAAATACTCTGTAACTTCCTGGCTCGATTACTCTTACTTGGTCAAATACTTTTTCTCCGAACTGACCATCTGGGAGTACAGCTTTTTCGCCAATTCTTACCTGTATTAAGTTTCCATAATTTGATTCTCTGTCTAGTCTCCAGCCGTAGAGATTGTTCGGGTCAACTTCGATCCAGTAAGGTCTGCGGTTCTGTTGACGTTCTTCGGCTAGGCTAACTGCTCCTGATGGTGCAGGATAATCTACAAGAATGTGGCTTTGGCCATATGTGAGAGAACACATTAGTAATCTTCTTGCATATTCATCTAAGTCTGACTTTCTGCCATCTACATCCATTTTGAACATTTCGGTCCAGTAAGGATCGCCTGTTAGTGTTATTGGTTTTCTTAATACAAGACCTGTGGCTGCTCTTATTAATCGTTGGGTAAATGGGGAGAATACTGCACGATTTACTCTAGCTAGGTAGGCATCGTAATCTTCTCTTGGTTCTAGTGGTAGGAATGTTTCGCTGTTTGTTCTGAGGTAGTCTGTTCCTTCGGTTACGGCTTTCATTATTTCCCATCCTTTCATCATGTCTAGGACAGCCCTCGTGCGAGTAAAGGGACTATCAATACCACCTACAGAAGTAGATGAAATAATATTGGTTCTAATATCTCCAGGAATTGCATAAGTCATTGATTAACACCTCCATCGTTTTAATGCTAACGCTTTTCTAGTGGGTCGCCCTTTTTTATCTTTCAATGGACCTGGCATACCTTTCATACGAGCACAAAATGATTTTCTTCTGGCTGCTCTTTTACCCGTAGGATTCTTTTCAGTAACAGGAGCTTGTAAATTGCTTCCTGTGGCACGATTGTATTTCGCACGACCTTTTGCAGTGAGTCCACCCTTTTTAGACTTTTCTCCTCTACCTACAGATAAACTAACTCCTTTACGTTTAGCCATTATTTACCTACCTTTGCTTGTGCTTTTTTATGGGCTTGAGTAAAAGTATCTCCTGCTCTCATTCGCCTTTTCATGTACTCCATATGCACATCGCTATGGTGCTCAGAATGTTTTTCTAGTAAATTTTTTTGGCGAGTGGTAAGTTTCACTTCTTTTTCTTTTTCTTCTTAGAACGTAGTTTTTTAAGATCGGCAGCCGTAATCTTATCCCGTGGTGGAGCAACAGCAGCCAGTTTACGTTGCTTTGCTGAATAAGATTTTTTAGGCATTAGATAGCGGAAGTAATAGCACCAGTTGTTACAAAACTAACTGATATTGTAGAAATATCTCCAACAGTAGAACTAAATGAGGTTCCTGTAATAATTCCGTTAAAACTTAGTTTTTTAGTTCCTGATGTATCTAAGAATAAATTAAATGCAGCATCACCAGGATCTTCAGTAGTTAATACGTCTGAAATAATTTCAGCAGTATTATCACCAGATGTTGCTGTATAAAGAAGATCAACAGTGCCAGAACCAGAAATTAAACTACCAACAAAACTTCTTGAGGTTGCGCCATGAGCAGTAGTTTCTAATGTATCTTTTGTTGTATCTAAAGTCCAAGCTGTTGTAGAAGCTATAGCTCCAACTGATCCAGATCCGTTATCAAATGCAACAGAGCCTTCTTCACCACGAAAAAATGCCATGATTTACCAGAAAAATTTACTTATAACAATATATTACCTTGAAACTGCGTTTTTCACAGTTATTTTTTCTTTTTAGTTGATTTTTTGGTACTTTTTTTCTTTTTTCCTTTGCGAACAGAAGCGATGTAACCCTGACATCTTGCCATTGCATGAGATTTAGCCATTTTTAACTCCTTTTTGTGCGTTTTTTGCGTCTATGTTGATATGTTATCTTCTTACTGCTTGTTTTTTCACGTTTAAACCTTGCTTTTTCACTTGCTGACATTTCTCCGACAGTCTTAGGTGTCTTACTTGAGACACGATTTTTGGGTCTACAAGCAGGATAACCTCGTTTTTCGCCTTTTTGACGGCCACAAGGTTTGCCAGTTTTTACATCAACCCAATTTTCTTTAAACCAACGGGTAAGGCCACCGCTACTTCTTGCCACGTTTTTTCTCCACTCGGTAAGTACCGCCACGCTTTTTGTACTCTCGCACAAGCCACGCATTAGCATAAGCACTTGGGTAAACTTTGAATTTACGTTTTGCTTCTGCTTTTACCCTAGAGTATAACGCTTTATTTACAGGAACATTCGCCACGTTTCTTACCTCCCTTCTTTTTCTTCTTCTTTTTCTTTGTAGTTGAGTGATACATAGTAAGAATTAGGTAGTTCTTAGTATATTCTAAACGAAGTTTGGCCTAATGTCTCTGGTTTGGCAAGGTTAAATTGTTGGAGACAGAGATAGCCAAAAGCGTCAAATGCGTGGTCAACTCCAAGGTTTTTGTTGGGCATACCTGTGTTTGGAGCGTAAGTCAGGGTGCGGAGTGATTTTATAAGTTCTTTGCAGCGTGGGTGAATCAGTGTCCTGCGTTCCCCCATTGCGTCATATAATGCAGTGTTTATTGCGGTTACTTTGTCACGGACTTTCCAGGGGGCTTTGGGAGATGACACAGTAAATCCGCTTCTACGCAGGATAGTGTGGTCCGTTGAACCTACTCCTGATGTTTTTCTGGCAGATCCCGTTGGGTCGGGGCAAGCGATGATTCTTCTATCTACTCCGTAACGATTTGTAACTTCTTCAGCAAAATCCCAGGTTGTCGCACCACCCGTCAAAATTATCTCGTCAAAGACGTAGAGAATGTCTCGGTAGCGAACTGCACATATGCCACAAAGTGGGTCTACGTTAAAATCGACTCCTAATAAGAGTGGGGCGATGGATATGTCCTCCGCTTCGGTAGAAATGTTGGAATCTGAAAAGGAGACTGCAACGAGACCAGTGAGATTCTCGAAACTTGCCTCGAACTCCTGCTTGAATGTTCTTCTATCTAATTGGGCCTTGGCTGCTTCGACTTCTTCTTCTGGAACATTACCCCCGTCTATTGTTGTGAAGCTCCAGCGTTTCCAATCACCTGTTTCATCTTCTGGAACGTAGCACCATAAATCGTAGAACCATGAGGCTGTGCCGTCTGGTGTGGAAATGAAGAGTGCCCAACCTTGCTTATCTGCAAGGGCTGGTCTAATAACTTGGAACCAGACATCGGAATCCATGAAGGCTGCTTCGTCAAGTACTACTCCAGCTAGGCTTCGGCCACGCAGGGTTGTTGCATTTTCTGTGCCTTTGAGTTCGATTAGCGATCCATTGATTAGTTCGATTTTTAGGTCGGTTTCGTTTTTGGATTGAATCCATTGAGGTGGGATTAGTTTCTTTATTTCTTTCCAAGCTATGTCTTTTGCCATGCGGTATGTGGGAGCACAGTAGAAGTATGTTTCGCCTGGGCGGTCTATTGCTGCTTTGAGTAGTTCTATGCAGGATAAATAGGATTTTCCGAATCTTCTGCCAGCCACGAGGACTCTAAATCTGTTTTTTGCGTTGAATACCTCCCCCTGTGCCCATCGGAGGGAGAGATTTTCGGCTGTTTTTGTACTCATGTAGTAAAGAATAGCTTAAATATTGACCAATTTCCGTGATTTTCTCGACTAAACCATGTTTTTAGGGTTATTATTCAAGTATTAACAACAATTTTAGTCCGTGGCTGATTCTGTTCTTCGTAATACAAATGGTCAATTTACATCCGAGCGAGCTTTAAAGGATGGGAGAGTATGTGGAAAAAGACAACCTGATGCAGTAATAGAAGCAAGAAGGCAAAGACTGTATTCAAAGCAGTTGACAGGTAAAACTACCAGACAGTTAGTGCATGAGCACTCATCTAGAGAAGGTATCGGGATAGATACAGCTTGGAGCGATTGGAAACAGGTAAAGAAATGGAACGATGAAGATTGGGAACAGGATAGAGAGAAGATGGTTTCACGACTCCAGGGGATGAGAATGAGATTGTTTGACCAGGCTGTAAGGAAAGGACAGTTGCAGACTGCTGCTCAGATACTTGATTCACTCGGTAAAGTACTAGGGGAGAGTGTAGAGAATATCAATTTAAACACTCCACAACTATCAATTCAAGTAGAGCCAAAGAAAAACAGTTGACATTAGTGTAATATTGTAGTATTATTATAGTGTAGTACATTTATCGCTTATGTCTTGATTTGTCAGTAGGTTCAGGGATCTATTACGGCTACAAAAAAATTTTGCTGTCTGCCCCCCTGTCTGTGGGATAGTACAAAAAAATTCCCCAGACTGTAAAGACTAGGGAAAGGGGAGATAGTGGACGGGTGCGGATTAGTTCAGCTTATAGCAGATATCAGAATTATTATAAACCTCCATACATTTGTTAAACGCTGGACGGTCTACGATACTAGCAAGAATAAAACCAGTAATAAAAATAACCATAGCAAGTCTAACGTAATTGAGGTTAGATCTTGTTGCTAGTTGGTAGCGGTTGCGGGTTTGTTTTGAGTTTGACATTTTACAGTGAAGCAATGGGAAAGAGAATAAAAACGAATTAAGATTTATAGATAATTGCTAAGGCTTTATTTTGTGCAAGTTTAATATCCTTATCGGATTTATCTAAACTTTCAAAATCTACAATTTCCCTAGCTATTTCATATTTATAATTGTATTCAGTTGTAATACAAACAATTAATCCAGTAACTAATTTATGTAAATGTTCGGGGACATTTGCATTTATTAATTTTTGTTTGGCTGTTTGGTTTGGGTTCGGTGTTTTCATTGATTTAGTTCCTGATGTAAAATTATTGTCTAAAGAAGTAAGTGTTTCTATCTGCTTCTATTTCTACAAAATCATGTTGTAAATCATACCAAACATTTTCGTAGTCAATATTAGATCTGATAATGTCAGGGATAGAATCTAAATCATAATTATCTTCAACAAAACTTTCTGCAAATTCTTTTATGCTGTCATACTCTCCGTAATAATATTCTGATAATTCACCAAAATAAGAATTACCAAAATGTCCGATAAATTCTTCATGTAAAGATACAGAATGTCCATCAGCTAGAGCATCTTGTAAACTTTCACAATAATCGTATAATTCAGAATCATCTATATGTTCAGAATAAATACTATGTAAATACTGACAGTCAGGATAAAACCATTCGCTTGATACTGATGTAATTACTGATTCTCTAGCTTTATTCATAAAACATTTAAATTCATGTAAATCATCAGAATTTTGAAAAATTTCATAAACATTAAACCATTGAAAATTGTTTGTTTCGTAATCCTGAATACAAATTGCAGGATAATCGTCATGTAAACCTAATCCAAGTGGTTTGATTTTTGTTGTGGTTTGGGTGTCCATAATAAAATAAATAGAGGATACAACCTTAATTATAGTCTATTTTAATATGTAAATCAATACTAGAATATTACTCTAATAGCAACTAAAAAACCCTAAAAACTAGCACTTTTTAACCTCTAATCTCATCTTAAGATTTGATAAGATTCTCAAATCCCTTACTATGACTAGATAATTTAATAAATAAGAATAAATAAGAATCCTATAATTTTAAAATTTTCATGTGTATTTGTACCTTAAACAATTTAAAATCATTCAAAAATACTACATTAAAAAAGCTAGAATCAATACAGACTCTAGCCTTTAATTAATTAGTTCCTGATGTAGCTTTATTTAATCTTGATTATCTAGTAACCATTTACAATAATCTTTATCAATTCCATTTCCATTTTTTATAGTTTCTTTTAAATCTAAAGTTGATCTTTCAATATCCAAAATATCATTTTTTAAATTTCTTATATATTTTTCAAATAACTTAATTGATTCTTTTTTATCTTTAATTTTTCTATCTTGCATTTCTAACCATTTAAAATCTTTTAAATCTAATCTTTCTAAATCTGCATGAGTACAAATAATTTCATCATCCCCTGAAATTTTTCCCTGATCTATTAAATCATAATATTCTGATAGTTGATCATCAACTATTTTGAATGTCTTTTTAAATTGTCTTTGATAAGTTTGATAAGTAGCCATTTTGTAAATTTTGGGTGAATGTACAATATTATTCTAGTTCATTTTTAAAATAATTTCAAACAATAAAAAACCCCAGACTAAAAAGCCCAGGGTAATTAATAGATAAGTTAAATCTATCTAGTTAAAGCTAAACATTCTCCTTTAGCTAAATCAATTCTATTTCCGCACTTTCCATTTAATAAACTTTCCATTCTTACTCTAGCTCCTTTTATATCGTCTTTAACTCTTTGCTCACAATGTGTTTGTTGAAAGGTTAGAGCATTAAAACAGTTATAAAGATTTGGTGCTATTTCAAAATTTTGAGTCTCTTTTATAAAATTAGCTTTTATATCAGACCATTCTTTTGAAAGATCTTTATTAAAATCTTTTGGTCTTTTTTCTTTTGTTTCTTTATCAACTACCGATCCAATTAATTTATCTTGTAGCATTTGTTTTGAAAGGTTTTTTAAAACTTCCATAGCCTGAGATCTATTATTGAATGAAACATTTTTCATTGCTTTAAATTCTTCAATAGAGTTTGAAAGATCTTCACGTTGCCAAGAAATAAACTCAGGTAGGTTTTTGACATAATCATTAATACCTTTTGAATGTTTAAAAACTAATTTATTCTTAGAGCGATTAATTCTACCCATTTGATTGAAACAGAATAATCTAAAATCAATAGAAACAACTTTGAATGAATACGAACCATCGTAAGAATTTATAAAACATAATCTCCTACGAATTGGATCATCTTTTGAAACATCCATATCAGCATTTTTAATACCGCCATTAACAAAAATTCTAGATCCATTATTCATTAAACAAATATTCTCAAGATCTAAAATATTTTTATTTCTTTCAAATACTTCATAAATTGGTTCATTATCTTGTGTAGCGTATGTTTTTGACATTACACTTAATGGTTTACCAGTTTTTGAGTCAACTATACATTTATGATTAGGTAATTGAATGTCATTACCAAAAGAATTTTTAATGTATATATCGGTATCAACGGGTGGATTTAATGCACCAGTTTTTTCAAATTTTTCTCTAATTGATATACCATCATTTGGATTTAAAGTAGTTCCACATAAAGTTTCATTACCTTGTCTTTTAAATCCGTTTGGATTTTTATAATGGTTTTCTACCATTAATTCTTCATTTGCACTGTAAACAGTGTCTACTAAATTTGGTTGATAATAGTTCATTTGGATGTTGAAAAATAACTACATATATATATTAATGTATTATTCTAATAAAAACAATATCAATTCATACTATTTATAGAAATCAAAATCTTATCAATTAACCGATCTGCACGATACTGTAAATTTTTTGAAAAATTATTATTATAATTATTTGATATTTTTTGAAGAATAATTAAAATAAAGAATAAATCTTGTATAGGCACATTGACATGACTATGTTTAAAAAACTTATGAATGTAAGATGACATGATGAATGAAAAATTTTGAGTGGACAATCCATAGATAACTTAATGAATTATGAATGTCAAATTCTGAGAATTCTTAGTGAGAATTATGAATGAGAATTATGAATGTTGCATTTTGAATAAAACTAAACTAATATTGTATTGTTCTATATCATTCACCCACAATGAACGAAAATGAAAGAGACTTTCAAAAAGTACTCGAATCCATTAAATCTCTTGAGCGTCAAATTATTGAACTCAATATATACGTCAGAGAACAGATTAAACATCTTCTGGAAACAAATAAAGAAGATACTGTTTATCAGCATGAGGTTAACTTAAGTGATAAAAAAGTAATAGGTCAGATAATAGATCTCATTTCTGTTCATACGAACCAGATAAAAGAGCTACAGGAAAAAACAGGTGACTAAAGAAGAAGCTGAAAACTTTATCTATAAATGTCTGGTAGATAACGAGTCCAAAAAAGATCCAAAAGAAAAATTAACTCGTTTGGATATATGTGATATATTGCACAATGATTTTGAGATTCCTAGATCTACTGCATATAGATATTACAAAGACTCCTTTAATCTATATAAATGGGAACAGGCCAAGCCCGATCCATCAAAAAAGATTAAAGACGTAAAAGATACCATACTAAATAGTGTGTTAGACGAAGCTGAAAGTTTATTAGCTGAAGGCAAGTCTACAGAGTATTTTAAAGGTATCGAATTATATTCAAGATTACTTACGAGGTTTAAAAAAGTATGATTTACGAACCAACTTACGGAGAAAGTCCTTTGGACACTATCCCGATAGAAACTCTAAAAGAGTATATGCAGGATCACTTGTCAGATAGCATACAAGATGAATTTAGAAATTCTTATCAATCTAGTCTTTTGGATTTAGTTCTAGATTTTTATGTAGATCAATGTTCTGAACTTGACGTAAAAGATTACTTATCTGAGAACGATAGGATATATGATATTTTACGCTCCATAAATGAAGATGATAAGGATTATCCTGTGGAGACAGATTATGACTGACAATCTAAAAAGAGTAAAGAAGATAAAAAGACTTCTAGGACTCAAAGGTAATGATACTAAATCAGAATACTATAGGGTATCTGACGTATTATGTGATCTAAAACATTTTTGTAATAGTACAGGTATTCAGTTTGATGCTGAAATGCAAAAAGCTAACTTTCTTTATGCTAGAGAACAGGAGAAACTTCAAAATGATTAAAAAAGTTTTAGTAACTCTATTAGTTACAGTGGATGATGAAGACGAAGAAATTTGTCCGATAGGCGATCCACTAATTGAAAATGTTGTACTTAATCATTTAGATGATGGTTTTATTGATCCTGTAGAGGAAATTTATACCTCGCATATATCTGATTATGTAGGACACTCAAAACGTATTCAAAAAAGAATTGAGGACTTGTATTATGACTAACGATCCAGATTATGACGATATTTATGATCGACTTTATAAGGAAGTTATGGAAGAATACCCAAATATGCAACACCATGATGCTGCTTTATTAGTTTATTCAAGATGGTATGAACTAGACAACAGCTAACTCCTTAAGGTTTTTGTGGTAACGATCCACTCTATCTAGAAATATACTTTCTGATCCTCGCAATTCTAAATTGTTGAGGATTTTTATTTGGGGTTTGCCACTTCTACGAGCTACCACAACTGCTCCATACTTGGGCTTTATGCCCGTTAGATGCTGTAGACCTAGACTATACGCTCCAAGTTGATGACAGAATTGTTCGATCATATCGTCAGATCTTACTTCTTTAGATGTTTTCCAATCCACTATGAATGGCCCGTCTCCATCAATATCTAATAAAGCGTCTGCTGTACCAGCAAATCCATATCCTGGTTTATAGACGGAGAACTCAACTGCATGAATGGCCGTTACACGTTCCAGTATGAATGATCGTAAACCTCTTGCGTAGCCTGACGCACTCCAGCTAACACGCGGTGCGGATTCAACTGCTTTTTGGAGGCCCCACTGCGTGACTTTTTTCGGACAGCGTTCCAATCCATCATCACCTGTTCTCCATATACCACGTTTGTTTGCGTTTTGCCTTGCAAATTTTGCTGCAAGTTTGAGTACAAATTCTGCATGAGAGTGAGCAAGTTTTCCTCGTTCACAGGCAATATCACGTTCCAGATAGGAGTCTGATTTTTTAAGCCAGTTTTCAAGGGCATCTTTCGTATGTTGGGGTGCGGTTTCTTTTAGGATATGTGTTACTGAGTGATATATATTGTTCTTTTCATCGCGGTAGACTCTGTACGGTCCACTATTATCTTGAATGAGATTCCATGTTCTGAGTGTTGCTAGGGCATTTTGTTTGTCTAGCGTTCCCATGAATGGATAATAAATACACGTTCCCATAATTAATATACAGCAAAATAAAAGGGAGTCAATAGCGACTCCCGTATGAATGGGGATTATTCTTCTTCTTTAAAGGGATTACCACCTTTAAGAAGTCTTTCGAGATCGAACTCTTTTTCTGCTTCCCATGCTTCATCTACAGCTTTAGCCATAGCTTTTTTCAGTGGGGCAGCTTGTACAGTGTACTTTGTATCTGTACCTTGTCCTTCACGAGATAAGTAGAAATCACATTCAGTCATATCTTCGTAATCTTCTAGTTGACTGATTACGTCAAATTGCTGAGTGATTGTTTTTTGAGTCCAAGAGAAAACTTGTACACGTTCCAGATCATAATTATATATGGGAACTGCGTGAGCTATCCTGCAAGGCTCATTCATCTTGCCATCCCTGGAAAGTGATCTAATGTAATCATCACCAAGTTTTTCTGTAATATCCTCTGCGGTAGGATCTTCAGCAAAACGGAATGGTTTACGCTTTTCTGGATTGTTAACTTCGTTACCCCATAGTTCGTAGAACATGAAAGGCTCTTCAGCTAACAATTTGAAACGAACTTTTTGTCCGCTTTTGATACTTGATGGATTCAAGTAATCCTCTTTTGTGCTACTTGAAGATGCAGCATCTTCTCTAGCAAGTGTTGAAATGAAAGGCATAATGCGTGTTGGCTATGAAAGCCTGAGTTGCATTACTATTGTAGTACATAGACAAATCATTGTCAATGATATATAATAAGAAAACCCTAAAGGGTGGAGTTCCTTCAGGGTTTCAACATATAGTCTACAGTAGGTATTGTAACACATGAGTAACATAAATTTCATCCCCGAAATTCCATTGACATGGCTGACTTGTCCAATATATGCCGAGGGTGTATTACTACCAAAAAGAAACGAATCGAGTCCAGATAGATATTCTGATGGCAAAGTTCCCTTTGGTAGAGCGTGGAAAGAAGAGCTTACAGTAAATGATTCTGCTCTGATGATTGAGAGAGAACCAGATAAGTTCAAAGCGATTGGTGTATTCACAGGTCAGAAGTCAGATGGTCTTGTGATATTTGACGTAGATAAAAACTTGGGTGCTATCGAAAAAAAGTGGGGTAAGGATTTAAAAAACGCTCCAAAAGTAACTTCTTTACGGAAAAATGCTGCTAAGTTTTTGTTTCGTGTACCAGAGGATATTGTAGGCGAGGTAGCATCTATCAGTCAGACTGCTGCTGGACATGAAGGTTGGGAAATATTATGGGGTGGACAGGGTGTTATTGCTGGAGAATATTACAAAGAAGGTGTTGGTAAGGGTAAATATAAACTAGAGGGAGATTTATTTGCTGTACCTGACGCTCCAGAATGGTTGTTGTCTCGTATGAAGGATCAGTATAAGAAGAATAATAAAGATGTTGATGTTAAATATGTAGATAATAGATGGAGTAAACGAACCAAAGAAGAGAGAATAGCTATTATTAGTGGTTGCTTGAGTGTTATTAAATACACAGGACCAAATAGTGAGGACTATTGGTGGGAGATAGGTGCGATGATAAATAATGAGTTGCCAGGAATTGAAGGTTTAGAGTTATGGAGAGAGTGGAGTAAACGAGATCCTGATTATGAGCATTGTTGGGAAGGAGGTGAAGATCCGTGTGCTGCTAGATGGTATGCAACATGGAGAAATGATGGTGCGAGATACAATATGTCACATCTTATTGATTTAGCGGATGACGTTGATCCAGATAGAAAAAGATTTAAGGCTACTGGTTTAGACAAACTTATAGATGAAGTACAGGCTATACCGCTTAGATACAAAGAAGAAGTATTAGATGGTGAAGATCTTATTCAGCGATATATGGATATTGACAATGATCCTAAAAATGAGAACCCTGCGTTACATAACCAAGCGGTCCATAAATTAGCTATTGAAGCAAAGCGTGGTAATGCTGCTGAGATTGAGAGGTTAGTTGATACTCACGAAATGTTCAATAGAACTAAGGGTCAAAAACCTTTAGCTATTGATGAGCTAGACGATACACCTTTTGAATATCTGATTCCAGGATTGCTACCTAAACCTTGGACTTTGTTGGTTCATGCAGATGGTGGTACAGGAAAGACTGCTATGTGTCAGACAGTGGCTAAACATATTGGACATGGAAAAGCGTTTAATGTTTATGGTGCTCTAGTTAACGTGCCAGTTGGCAAAGTACTTTGGTTGAATGGAGATCAGAACGAAAGGATACTGCGTAGGCAGATGAAACTTATTGGATGTGACAAAAATGTTCGAGTAGTTACTGAGTGGGATATGCAGTGGTATAGCAGATTCAAAAAGATGCAAAACAAATATGCGTATGATTTAGTGATTATTGATAGTTTAGATGGTTGTAATGACAGCAACCCATACGAAGAAAACAGAAGAGAGTATGCGTTACCTATCAAAAAACTTGTTAGACGAAATGGACAGGATTTTCCTGCTTGTTCGATAATCATTATTCATCACAACACCAAGGAAGGAAAATTTAGAGGAACTACTGCGATTAAAAATGCGGTGGATGAAACTTGGAATATGAAGAAGTTGTCAATGAATGATGCTGCTGAAATGGGTCTTACAGCAAATAGCAGATTAGTAAGCGTTGAGAAGTCCAGAGAGGACCGTGAAGGGCTTCGGATGATATTTACCCTGCTACCTGATTACACATACTCTATAAGCCCTGCACCAGATCGTACAGAAGAGGTTGTGATAGACACTCCAAACAAACATACATTGGATATATTGCGTTTGATGAGAACAGAAACTAAACCTTGGTGTGTTAAAGATTTGGTTGAGCACGATACTGTAGGTGGATCTCACAGAAAACGTGCCATAGTCTATAGCTTGAATAAATTAGAAGATCAGAAGTTGATTGAAGAAGTTAACATTCCAAAAACTAAAAGTAGAGGTGGTAGACCTTCCAAATTTTATAAAGCTGTTGGAAAAGAATTACCAAAGTCTTTTAGTTCCCTCACGCGTGATATACCCCGAAATGATGTGTATAAACCTAATAATGTAGTTACTGGAACGGATTTGAACAACAATGATATTTGTAAAAACCCTAATTTTGTAAAAACCTCAGAAGATAGTGGAGGTTTATACAAAGAGGAGGTTAATACAAAACCGATTGTTATTGAAAACTCTTCCACTGGAACGAAAGAAGGTTTATACACCGATGGCTCTGGGTATATAGAAGAAAACCAAAAGTTCTGGGAGCAGTAATAGTTGAAACAGCCCATAATTCATGTCACTATCTATGAGGAAAAAAATCCTACAAAAGATAGTCCACTAGCCACTGTTCGTTATACAGAGTATTCAAACCAAGAAAGAAGCAAAGTAGAAAAAGTAAATCAAGTTGAATATCACGATCCAGCGTATTTTCACAGTGAAGTTTTAAAAGCTGTTAGTTACGGACTTGATGTTTCCATATGCACACGACTTAGTGTAAGTACTTTACAAAAAAAGTTAAGTTACTGGACAAACTAATCTATTGTGCTACAATAATGGAGCATATTTACAGGTTCTTCCATGACCTCAACAATTACTAAACAAGAATATTCTGTCTATTACGGAATATCAGAATTAAAAAGATTGCAGACTGCTCACAGTCTTGCGTTTGATACAGAAACACTACAGCTACAACCAGAAGAAGGTAAACTCCGACTAATTCAGTTGGGGTCTTTTTCTTCTCGAACCATAGTAGTTATTGACTGCTTTGAGCTAGAGCGTAGCGATTGGAACTACTTAGAAGAATTTTTCAGTAGTACCAATAGATATTGGTTGGCACACAACGCAGTATTTGATCTCGGTTGGTTACAGGAACATGGCATACATCCTGAAGGATTTGTGCGTTGCAGTATGTTAGCCAGCAGATTACTTACGAATGGTATTCCACAGACTAAACATGGTCTTGATGCACTAGCTAAAAGACAGCTAGATATGAATGTATCTAAAGAACAGCAGAAGTCTGATTGGGGTGCTGAAACTTTATCCAAAGAACAGCTAATCTATGCTGCAAAAGATATTGAAGTACTACTTGAGTTAGATCAGGTGCTTGAACGAAAGCTACGAAATGCACAGTTAGATAGAGCTTTTACTTTAGAGTGTAGAGCACTTCCAGCTATGGCACAGATGTGGAGAGTTGGGTTACCTTGGAATAGAGAAGAGTTAGACCAATGTCGTATTGATTATGAAGATGACATTAAAGAACTTGGTAATGAATTTATCAGAGAACTTGATAATGACTTACCATCTGGAAAAAAGTTACCTAGAAATGAGGATGGCTCGTTCAACCTTCGTGCGAAAGACCAAGGCTCAAAAAGACTAGGTACTAAAAAGTATGCAGGATTCAATATCAAGAGTTCTAAGCAGTTATTAGAAAAACTTGAATTAGTTCTTGGCTATACACCAGTGAACAATGATGGTAAACCTAGTGTTGCTAAAGATGCTTTAAAAAATTGTGCTGCTGATTCTCCTACGATCCAGACACTTATGACTTGGAAACGTAGAGAAAAACGTAGACAGATGATAGAAAGCATACAAGATAAGATGTCAGACGATGGATTTGTTAGAGCGTCTTATATGCAGCTTGGGGCAGATACAGGGAGAATGTCCAGTATAAAGCCAAACAATCAGCAGATACCAAGAGATTCAGAGTTTAGACAATGTGTGCAAGCTCCCCAGGGCTGGAAGATAGTTGATGCTGACTTTTCACAGATGGAGTTACGTCTTGCTGCTGCACTAGCTAAAGACAAGAACATGACTGCTGCATTTCAACGTGGAGAAGATTTACATGACTATACGGCTGAACAGATGGGATGCGATAGACAGATTGCCAAGTCCGCTAACTTCGGTTTGCTATATGGTGCTGGTGCTGAAGGTTTACGAAAGTACGCTGGAAGCAGTGGTGTCATCATGTCTAATGATGAAGCTGTAAAAATTCGTGATAATTGGCTCACTACATATAGTGGTATTCGAGATTGGCAGAGAGAGATGAACTATCTTTCACGATCCACCGAAGGGGATGAATGGCCTGAGACTAGAGTTCCAGTATCTAATATGCGTAGATTCTTGAAGGGTGATCTTAATAGAACTACTGTTAGATGCAATACACCGATTCAAGGTGCTGGTGCTGCAATATTAAAGTGTGCATTAGGTAATTTATGGGCCAAAGTCAAAGAAACAGGCGAAGATAAAGTAAGGATTGCAGCAGCCGTTCACGATGAATTGATTCTTCTTGTTAAAGAAGATTTAGCAGATGAGTGGGCTGAGATTCTTAAAACTACAATGGAAAATGCTGAAGCAAAGTGGTTGGGCGATGTTCCTGCACTAGCTGAAGTATCTATTGGCGATAGATGGAGCGAGGTACACTAATGATTGGTATTTGCAAAAATGAACATGGTTGGTATATCTCCAGGCATAATAAACAGCTTGGAGTAAAATACTACAAGACCCTAACGGAGGTAATGCCTGTTGCCTATGCAGAAGAATATTCGAGCAGATCTAATGAAGAATCTGTACAAAGAGATTCCAAAAGCAACTACCAGAGATCTGGGTAGTATCATTGATTTTCTCAAAAAAGCTAGAGAAGTCCGTGAGGGAAAGACTAAAAAACGCAGAGAAGCTAGAAAAAAGTATGTGGAAAAGCAACTTGAGAAAGCCGATTTGCCAATTTGGTGGTAGAGTAGTACAAGAACAACATTGTAAATGGCTCTCAAACACGGAAACAAAAGCTATTATCAGGTACTAATCGACCCAAACAGAGCAGAACTTATAGAAAAGGTAGCTGACAAAGAGGGTATGCGTGGTACTGCATGGGTTAGGAAGGTAGCGTATGAGGCATTACAACGTGAATTTACTAGCTCAGAATATAAAATTGCTGAAGCCAAAGACGAGTTAATGTGGAGAGAATCTGTACAAAGACGAATTGATGGAAGAAAGCAGAAAGATTAAATACTGTGCCAAAAGGTAAGTATTACGAGTATCAAATCAAACGTGCTGCACTAGATGACGATTATCTTATGGGTAATATTGATGAACTTCAATACACTAGAGAGTCTCTTGATCTAGATCTTAAGTACGAAAAATACATTCAACGCAAAAAATGAAAAGAATAACATGGGTCGAGTGCCCAGGCTGTAAGACCTACAGCGATCAGAAAGTTGTCCGATCTGATAGAAATTCAAAATTTATAATCATTCGTAGAAGAGAGTGTTATGAATGTGGACATAGATGGGAAACGATCCAATATCCTGAGATGATAGTTTCCAAGCAACAGGCAGCCTACGCTCGTTGCGAATGATTCTTTTGGTGCTGTCTTATCTGTCTTATAAGTTTTACTTTTTCTATAAATAAACGAAACTTGTAGAATAGTTTATTTTTAACTGGTTTTGTCTGTAATACGGCTAACATTGCTTCAAGCTCCAGCATACGCATCATTGCGTTAGATAGTACAATTTCGGTTCTTGCATGATTTTTCATCATATCTATGCAAAAAGCCTTTAACTTGTCTATATCATCACAGCCCATAACTTCTCTACATCTCATTTCAACTGCTAACTGTGTTTCCATTGGCAGAGGAGTTGAGATAAATCTTATGAAGCTGTCGTTTTTCATATCATTGAAGATTTGTGGTAGAGCCTGGGAACATTCTGGACTCGATAAAAGCAACTGCTTGATCGTCTATTGAGTTATCGGTTTGCTTAGCTATAGCTTTTAGCAGATCCACAATTAATCTCTTCATCGCTTTTGACTTGATGAATACGAGAAGAATAGGCTTTAAAATTTTTACCATTTGTATGTAATGTCTACTTATACTTTACCGCTATTTGCCAAACTTGGCCTAAATCCTTATATTTATAGTATATCACTAAGATTATGGCAACTCAAGACCCGAAAACCGACCCAGAAATAGACGAAAAAGACCAGAAAGAAGGTCCCTCTCTTTTATCAAATATTACGCAGATGATTATACTTTTTTGGAGTTTGGGGGTAATTTCTTACGCATATTTCGGTAATTCACTTAAACAAATTGATACGACTTTCGCTGCTGGATTATTATCGGCAGTGATGTCTAATATGGGATTACAGGTGAAAAACAACGCAAATGGCAAAAAGAGGCCATTTAATGTAGTATCTAATAAAGACAATAAAGCTGGAATCAAATGAAAAAACTGTTTGCTTTACTCTTATTTTTACCATCGGCTGTTTTTGCTGACATAAAACAAGAGTTTGTTACATCAGCACAAATTACAGTTGATATGCCCTATGTCGTAACAAATAAGGTAGGAACTACATATTCATTAAGCGGAAATAATATTACACCATCTGTAACTATAGGAGATACCACGACATCAGGAAAAATTGGTGGGATCAATGTTGGATCGTTAACTAACGGTGTTCCCGCGATGATACAAACAGACACCACAGTAACAAATGCAGGGTCAGCTTTTAGCAAAACAGAATCAGTAATTATGGGTGACGCTACACCATCTACCGTCACCCCTTCCAGTGGAATAGCAGCATTGCCAGTATTAAGTGGACAAACTACTGTTGGATCAGGCGGTACTGCTGGATCGCTTGCATTAACTTCACTATCTAGCGGAGTTCATACCTGTACTGCTGGTGGATCGGGTACGTCTTGCATAGGATCTACTAAAGTTACTATTACGATTGACTAGACTTTACTGGTTAGTTTTACTATTATTACCTATAAGAGCCGTTGCTGTGCCTGTTGTGCCACAGTTTCGTAGTGGTAGTTCTACAACATCGAGCACCTCTGAATCTGTAATTAATGAAACGATCACAAGTCATCAATATCGAACTGGATATTCATATTCTGCATCAGGACATAATATTGAAAGTGCTGACCTTAACGGATATATCAACCCTACAGCTACAACTCTTACAGAACAAACAGTTGGAGGAGTAAATTTTAGTTGGACTTCGCCAAACTTAGATGCTGTACCAAGATGGAAAATAACAAATGGTGGAGCAGCCTTTTCGCTCCAAGAAACATTAATTACACCAGGGTTAGACACAGTAACCACAATAACAAGAACAATAAATTCAAGCACTACAACGGAAACTACAACTACATTTGGGCAATAGCTTTAATCCTTTGCCCTGCAAGGGTTTTAGCTAATACAACAGTAGCTTCTCCTAACAGTACGGCACAGGGAGTTGTTAATAACAATGCCACAATGATAACCCCATCTTCGTTGCCACAAAATAGATATTCGCAGGGAATTACCTGTACTTCTCCAAGTATGACAATTACTCCGTATCTAACAGATTCTTGGTCATTTAATCGACCCATAGAAGAATACACTTATCAGGATATTTATGACGAGAATACAGGAGCAGTTAAATATACAACCAAAACTCCAAGATTTGAAAAAGATAACTTTAATCTGAATTATGGTATTTCTATGCAGTTCAACATCCCTTTGGGTCGTGGTGGAGAGTTATGTCATAAAGCAGCAGAAATAAATATGGAAGCTCAGAAGTTATTAATTAAAAAAACTAAAATGGAGATTAGTCTTTATCGTTTGGAGATGTGTGCAAAACAGGCAAAATTAGGTGTTACATTTAAACCTAATACTCCTAGTGCTATTACTTGTGAAGATATTGTTGTTAATATTCCACCAAATCAAGTTATCCCACATACTCACAAATTAAAATAGACAAGCTACGGGTATACACTTGTCTAAAAAAGCAACTGACGCTCTGACAGTGAGGAGGTAGAACTTAATCTACTCTTTATCAGGTCTTGCTGCTTTCGAGGTGAAGGCCCTAATGACAAACCTTCTGTACTATTCTACATCTTTTTTCTTCTTGGTCAACTTTGTCACGACTTGCTTAACTATTGGCCGTACAAGCTGAAGTACCAATGGTGCAGAAGCACCAACCAAAGCAAGGCTAAAAACCCCAACAAACTGTGGAGCAGACGGAATGTATTGATCTTTCCA